CTTGAGCAAGCCTTTTATCTAGGCCCAAAGTCCCGGGCCCCTGCGTAGGCAGGCGGCAAGTTTGGGGTCGTAAGCAATTAGATTGCTGCGGCCCCTCACACCCCCCACGCTCAACCACACCTTTTTTTTCTATGTCTGCAATTAAAAACAGCATTAGCGAGAAGTCACCAGGTGTGAGCACGCGGAGCAAAGCCAAAGCTCCTCGGGCTCATAGGAAAATCGACGATCCTGACAGGGAGTCAGTGCAGCTTCGTCGTGCGCCGGGCAATCCCGGCGCAAAAGACCTTGTTGGGGGAACGAGGCCTCCGCAGAAGCGCGGCGAGGGCAAGCGAGAAGCTAGCGGCGGTGGTACCGCTAGTCGCCCGGCCAAGGCGCCAATACCCACGTGCAGAGTTTGCAACAAGGGGGCACACCATTTAGACAAATGCAAGGAGTTGCAAGAGTTATTGGTCACTGTCCGTGAGTTCAAACAACTGCCGCAAGATTGGCGTGAGCGTCTTAGCCAGCCGGTTGAGATGCCTCAGGAGAAAGTTGAAGACATCCCTGAGGCTCCGGCTTGTTGCGCCCTTTGCGGAGACGAACACGGCAGCAAGCCGTGCTTGTTAGCAACCGACCCAGAGCGCGAACTGGACTGGCCTGTAGAGGACCGGTTCAGGCGCGAGTCGTTGTGTTCTCTTGTTGCGGCCGTTTTGTTTGTGGCTCTCATTTTCACCCTTGTGGTTATATCAATCGCAATGGTGTCTGGGGAGCCTAGCATCCAGGCGGTTGTGCTTTCAGCGGCGTTTGTGGCGCCACTGTTGGCAATCCCCATCGCTTTAACGGTCGTTTGGCGAGTGGCAGGTGTTGACTCATACCCCAATTCATTATTTGAGATACACGATGGCGATCACACGATGGTTCGAGATTTGGAATCCGGCTTATTGAGCAGGCCAAATTTCACCGTCCGGGATCGCATGAGTGGCATTTCTCAAGTGTTGAGGTTGAATCGCACAGCCATGCTCTACCACGACCAGTTGAACGTGGGGCTGCAACGAGAGTTTCGCAGGCTAATGGAGCGCGGCTACTATGCGGGCAGTTGTGCTCGCATTTTGCGTGAGGAGCCATTCATCCGGCGCGTGGCGTTGGCATTTGGATTGGTGTCAAGAGACGCGGTTATCCCGGCTCATGTCTGGCCACAAATTGTGGCCAGGTTGCTGGGCGTTCCTCTTGACCCGGTTTTACGTGTCAATAACGCCAGCGTGGGCAGAGTGCGTAAAGCTGACAACTACGCCAAATTCACGGACCAATTCGTTCGGAATTCGGCCAGCGCCAATATTGGTGCGGGCCCGGTGTTGAGGCGGCATTGCGCAGTTATGGCTTCCACTGTTGCCATGCTCGTGTTTTACGATTCGTCGTGGGCAGCCATGGTGGACACCCACCATGATGAGGTCGGCAGTGCGCCGACCAATGTGACACGTGCACTTGTTCGAGCCGATTATGGCTCCAAGTGACATGGGCGCACGATTGCAAGCAATGTTTGCGTAGGTGGCGGCGTAATGCGGCCCCATCGCGGACTCGGTGGAGTGGTTAAGGTGACAACCACTTACACTTGCCCACGACCTTGCAATCGTGCGACATTTGGGGTGCTGGGCAGCCCATTTGGTCACTACTGGCGCTACGCTAATTGTGCACACAATATTTATCGGGGCCTGTGCGAGAGATTGATCGACAGGACTCATGATTGTAGTGAGCCAATGGCGTGGCGCCTATTGGCAACCAGTTTTAGGCTGGCTGCCTCCATTCCCCAACTGCCGTTGGGGCATGAGCTGGACTTGGCTCGTTCAGCAGGGCTTTTCACCAAGAAGGGTCAGAAGTATGCTCTGGCAGCAGCTAGTTGGCGCAAATTTGGCGTTGACGAGAAGCATGCCCGGGAGAAGGCATTTGTCAAGGACGAGAATTATAAGTTCTGGATAGATGAAGACAGCGCGGCTTATTTTGAGGCCGAGGCTGGGGCGGATGTTGAGCAAGAGTTGCTTAACACTGGTGGTTGCAAGCGATCTGAGCGCATACCTAGAATAATTCGTTTTAGGCGCCCAGAGTGGTTTGTGGCTATATCCCGCTTCCTTTTACCATTCGAGCATTTTCTGTTGCCTAGGCCATTCGAGGAGTGGGGCCTGCCAGCTGGCGGGCCTAGCGGACGTGTAATAGGCAAGGGCCTTTCACACCGCACTCGGGCTGACTTATTGCTCGCCAAGTGGAACCACTATGATTCCCCAGTTGCATTTTGCATTGATGGGTCAAAGTGGGACCGCCAGGTGAATGAATGGCAGCTTTTGGCTTCTATGGTGGTGATGCTGGCCGCGTTCGATGATTGGCGGGCGGAATTTTCATGGATGTTGTTCCGCCAGATGATTACTATGGGCGTGGTCTACGTGGACGGCTACAGAATAGACTACGAGTTATTTGGTAGCCGTGCCTCCGGTGACATTAACACGGGTGCTGGTAATTGCTTGATCTTTTTCATTATTTTAGTGACAGCAATGATTAGCCCCGATTGGCAGTCCTGGAGGGTTGGCTTCGATTTTGCAGTGGATGGGGATGATTGCATTGTTCTTTGTGAGCAGCGCGATTTGCCGCTTGTTAGCCGGCTCATCACTACCACGTTTTTCGAAGCCGGACACAACGTCACCGTCGAAGGTGTGGCCCTCGAGTTTGAGGACATTACTTGGTGTCAGTGCCACCCTGTGCTGGTTGCGGACGCGTGGATAATGGTGCGCGACCCCCGCGCAGCCATTGGCAAGGCCTTAGTGTCGCCGAAGTATGCGGCGTCTGACAAGGCCGCCGCCAGCCACTTGTACGCAGTGGCCATGGGGGAGGCAATTATTGGCCAGGGAGTGCCCATGGTTCAGGCTTGGGCGCGGCATGCTATGGAAGCCGCGCTCGCTGCCGGAGCCACGCCGTTCAGCTTGAGACCCGACGACAGCTCGACGTACCGCCGCTTGTTAACTTACTTGGAGGAAGCAGAGATTTTTGACATTCTGCCACCCCAGGGAGCAGCAGCGGTGGAGTGGCGCGATTTCCGCGCCATTCATTGGTCCATAGTCGAGCAATACCCTGCGTTGCCGATCAGTGCCGAGACGCGAGCGAGTTTCGCGCGCGCCTTCGGCATAAGTGAGGCAATGCAGGGCGCCTTTGAGGCGCAACCGCTGGAGTATGATTTTGCGATTGACCCGTCCGGTTTTATCGACAGGCAATTTCATTACGACTCTGGCGTTCAATGCGCCGATTAGGCCATCAGGTGTGGTAAGACACGTTAAAATCCGCCCTTCGCTTGGGAAGGGGTTAAACTCATCCAAGACGCTTGCACGAGCGAATCGTGCACTTTCTTTATACTATGAGCAATTCAAAACAGCATAAAGCGAGCAGTTCCAGTTCTTCAACGCCAAAGCCAAAGGCGATTGCGGGACTTAATTTGGTCACCGACGACGAGATGACCAAGATTCTCCGGAGGGAGAAAGAGTACAAGGCCATGCAGGCCAAGCTGACCCGCGTTAACGCGGCCAAGCATGAACAAGGTGCAATGCAGAGGCACAACCACGGTCCTAAGGACGTGGCGATGCTCCGTGACAATGCGCGTGGGGTGTTTGAAGAATACCTCCGCTCATTGCTTTGCCCCTTTGAGACACGAGGCGCCAAAATTCCGTCGCTTGTTCCGCTGCCCACCTCCACTTTCAGCATTCGTGAGGTTATGGAGTTTGCGCTAAGAGATGCGTCGGGTGGTGGGCTTTTTGCGATGATAGCCCCGTGTTCGTTCAAGCAACTGTGGGCCGCTTCCGGGCCGAATACGGGCAACACAACCCCAACCATCGGTACCACCGTTGGCCACAGCTATTGGAACAATACCACAGCTTCCCAGTTTCCAAATCCTGGGCAGCCCACGCTGTTGTATCCTACGGCTAGTGGCATCGTTTCGGAGGATAAATGGTGCCTTCAGAATTTCCAAACCGCGCGTAACTATGCAGACATTATTGATCTGTATTCTGCGACGCGGCAGGTTAGTGGAGGCATTCGCATCACGTACAATGGTAAGCCCTTTGAGGCCGAAGGCAAGGTCGCCGTGGCAGTTTTACCGCCCGGCACCTGGCCGCCGGCCTACAATGCGGGTGTAGGCGCCGCCACGTACTTTATGGGTGGGGCGGATGGCTTCAACATGACGTTTGAGGCTATTTCCCAATTGCCAGGAGCGCGTGTTTTGCCAGCCATGACGGCCTTCGAGGTGCCGATTGTGCCATATGACAACGCCGTTGAGGAGTGGTGTCCAGCGTCGTACTTGCCGGTCACGAGCAGCACGTACTCCAATTTGGGCCAGTTCGGCCTCAACGGTTGCCCGCCATGCACTGAAGACCCACAGGCCTTTACTGGCCGCGTGGAGGGTTTGGTGTCGGCCATGCAAGCGGCGGTTATCGGTGGTGCTACGGCATCGGACGTCCGTGCGATGGCCCATGTCGGGCTCGTGCAGGAGATGACACGTGGCAATGGCGTGTTTGGTGTTCCGGTTGTGGCTTATTCCGGCGTTGATCCAAACGCCACCATCACGGTGGAGTTTGTGGCCAACTACGAGGCCATACCAGCCACGCGTACGTTTAGCATGGTGCAAGCGTCGCGCGCAGCTGGCGTCGACTTGGAGGTCCGTGAGGCCGCAAGGCACGTGGCCCAGCGCTTGTCTGGAGCTAAGCGCGCGAATAGCGCTGCTAGCCTATTCAAGATGCTGAAAGGCGTGGTCAGCAAGGCTGCTGGAGCGCTTGGTAGCGCGGGCATCACCACCGTTGCCGGCCGTGTTGCGTCGGCGCTTGGCGCTTCAGAGGAGACCGCTGACGTCGTCGCAGCTGGTGCGACGTTGCTTGGCGAC